AATTAGTTTTTCTTTTCCACCTTCACAGGCTTTAACCATTTTCTTTTTGCCCGGTCTTGTACTCGGTCTCACCGAGTTACACTTCATATTCTTTTTGCTTACCGCCATTATGATTGTGCTTTCTTATTAAAACGATTTTGCTGCTTATTAAACCTTTCAGTCATATTAGCTAATTTTTTTGCTGCTCGTTTTTTATTTCTTATTTTTCTTGTTTTCCCTACAGGATTAGAAGAACTATTTGTTGCGATAACTAAACTACCATCATCTTGAAGAGTAGCAGATTTTCTTTTTATCTTCGCTCCCTTTACCTTTTTTTTAGATATACGATTACTGCTTTCAATAGTAGAGTGGCTACTTCTTTTTACCTTTCCATTCTTTTCCCTCTTTACTGAAGCAGAAGTTACTGTTGCTTTTTGTCTTGCCCTGCAATCCATTAAAGCATCTCCTTTTAATCCTTTACAACTCATTAGTTCTTTTTTCTAACTGATTTAACTTTTCTTCCTCCGGCTCCTTGTTTTCCAATTCTTGCCTTTTCAGATTGTTTCTTTTTCAAAGTACCTCTTGACATTTCCGATTTTGTTACCGGTGTCTTTGAAGACACTCTTCTTGATGGTCTACAATATTCACTCTTACCTCCTGTGCCGCAAGGTTTGTTTGTTCGAGTATCTATCCATCTTTCTTTAGTCCATCTTTTTAAATTAGAACCTGCCTTAGTCTTTCTTACCTTGCCTTTCTTTTTACGGCACTTAGCAGTTGCTTGTGCAGCACGAGCCGACCACTTCCCGTAACTCTTCATTACCTTTCTGTAACAAGCATCTTTTGGCATTACTTCTTTATTTTTTTATAAGGACTGTTGTCTATATATTTTTGTTTAGCCTGTCCTGACCACTTATCGGGATTGCCATTCTTTTTTATAGCTGCAGTGAAATATGGTACAGGTTTATTTTTCATCATCAAATTTTGAATCTGACAATGGCTTTGACATATCTCTACCTCTTTTCTCAAGTTGCTTTGCTCTTTTTGTTTTAAGTCTGTCAAGCTTGATTTCTGCTTTAACTTGTTTGACTTCGTTACCTGTAAGCCTACCTAAAGTTTCTTTACTCTTGGCTCTTCTTACTTTCTTTTTGTAACGAACATCTTGTCTTGCAACTTTTCTTTTTTGTTTCGCTGCTTTTTTCTTGGCTTTTAAATCTGTTTTATCAGGCATACTAATATATTTAAGATGATGTTCTATTATTCTTTTTTCTATGAAGACGCATTTTTGTTCCGAGTCTTGAACCTCCAAAGTTCACCTTACCACCTGAAGAAACCTTTCTATTGTTTCTGTCACTTCTTGTGTTCTTTGACCACTTCATAACATCTTTAGGTTTAAAGATATTTAAGTTTGCAGTTGTGCTTTCTTTTGCCTTACCCTCTTTGTACTTATTCTCTTCAGTTTGAGCGTTAGGTCTTGATTTAGTTTCATCACCCATAATAAATGTATCTTTGTACAAAGATATTAAATTTAATTGAATGGTTGATTACCTCAAATATTGGCGAGTAATACGGTACTATGTCAAAAAGAAATATGACATAACTCAAGCAGAATTGGAAATGCTTCTCTTTTTGAGAAGCGAAAAATATTTTTCAAAAGATAACTTTGATGAGTTTGACGAACTCTTAAGTTGGGATAAAAATAGATTTGAAAAATTAAGAAAGGAAGGTTGGATAGATTCTTTTAGAAAGAAAGAAGGAAAGCGTAGAGCCATATACCAATTATCTTATAAGGCTCAAAGAATGATAACATCTTTATATAAAAAATTAGAGGGAGAAGAACTACCTGAAAGTAAATCTTCAAACCCTCTATTCTTGGAAGGAGCAAACTATACAGATAAAGTGTATAGGAATTACATTAAAAAGTTAAACAAAACTATTCGACAACAACGACATCCCTCTCAGAGATAACTGTATATTGTTCGTCTTTGATTACCATTGTATGTCCTGCTCTTGAGTCATAGTAAATTATATCTTCTGCTGCAATGTGAGAAACATCTGTTCCCGGCTTTACAACTTTAGCTTTCTTGTATCTTATATTAGATACATCATCCGCAGATAATAACAAACCTGACTCTGTCTTAATCTCTTCTTTTATTTGTCTAATTAATATGTAGTGTCCTATTGGTTTCATTTCTGTTCGTATGTTCTTGCCATTGTTATAATAGCATTGGTTGATAAAATAGTTACTGCAACCGACACTGCATTTTGTAATGCAGACTTAGTTACCTTTAGTGGGTCAATGATTCCCATCTTATACATATCTCCCCACTTTCTTTCCTTTACATCAAAGCCGTCATTGTATTCTACTTTTGAAGCTTCATACTGACCTTCATATTTAATTCCTGCATTTTCCCATATCTGAACCATTGGAGCACGAAGTGCTTTCTCTAAAATTTGTTGAGCAACTGTAGGTTCACCTTTGCTGAAATCAATACGGTGTGCTTCTTGCATTAATGCTGAACCACCTCCCGGAAGTATACCTTCCTCTAAAGCTGAACGTACTGCACATACTGCATCATCAACTCTATCGTATAGTTCTTTTTGTTCTAAGTCTGTTTGACCTCCAACGTATATTACACCAACACCACCATTTAGCGTAGCGATTCTACTTAAGATAAATTCCTTTTCCTCTTTACGCTTTTCATTTTTCATAGCCACCTTTAGTTCCTCTACTCTTTTTTGTAAAGAATCATTAACCTCTTCATCATCTTTAATGATGACTGTTGAGTCACGACTAACTATCACCTTAGCACAGTGACCCAAATCTTTTTCTGTCATCAATGATAAATCATCTCCGGTCTTCTCACTAAAGTAAGTTGCTCCAACACTGACTGCAATGTCTTGCATTAGTTCGTGTTGTTTGTATCCGAATGATGGTGGACCTATGGTACATAACTTTAAGTTACTCTTCATAACGTTAGCGGCTAAAGTGTTGGTTACGTTTTGCGAGGTTGGTGCTATAATGAGTAACTTTTTATTTCCTTGTATAATTGGCTTAAGTATATTTTCTATGCTTAATATATTTTCAATTGGTGCATCACTAACTAATACATAACAATCCTCAAGAAGACATTCATCCTTCTTTTGATTGTTTACGAATAGTGGTGATTCATAACCACGTTGAATCTTTAATCCGTTTGTGGTTTCATAATATGTCTTTGATGTTTGAGATTTGTCTACGGCTACAATACCATCTTTACCAACCTTCTTATAAACTGATGCTATAATAGAACCTAAACCCTCATCGTTGTTTGCAGATATAGTGGCTACATCTTTCAGCATCTTATTAGTTACCTTCTTGGCTTTAGCCTTCAGGTTAGAAACAATCAAGTTCGTTTCTTTAATTAAGTCTCTAAGAACATCTGTCTTATTAGAGTCATTAATAATATGTTTAGCAGCATCTACAATTGCTTCAGTTAAAACAATAGCAGTAGTTGTTCCGTCACCTGCTTGTGTTGCGGTACGCTCAGAAGCTTGTTTCATTATCTTGACTGCTAAGTGTTCTGTAGGGTCAAGTAGTGCAACTGCTTTAGCAACTGTTACTCCGTCTTTAGTTACGGTTATTCCGTTTGTGTGATGAGGTGATTCAATGAGAACAGTTTGACCGGAAGGTCCTAATGTTGACTTAACTGCTTTAGCAATTTGTTCTATTCCTTTGAATAGTTTGTCTCTACCTTCGTTATCGAACTGTAAGTTCTTTGGTGTGTATCCTATGTCTGACATTTTAATTTAATTTAATTTGCTCAAAGATACGAATTATATTTATCTTAGCACAAGAACACTAATGTATATATTTTGTCTAAATTACTTTATGAAGAAACATTGACTCTCTATACTACTACTACTACTTTATTAATATTTTTTAAATACTATCTATGATAGAATATTTTTAACATAATCAACATAAATAAAATAAGTAACTGATAATCAATAAATTAAGTAAAATTAAATAACATAGGAAATAACATCTCTATGTTGAATGCACCCATAGTTCAGTTGGATAGAACAACTCACTTCTAATGAGTAGGTCTCAGGTTCGAATCCTGATGGGTGTACAAAAAAAAAGAGGAACATATTATGCTCCCCTCTTTCCATCAATCAATCAAATCAAAATCAACTACATTCTGTAGAAGTTCTTTCTGCCTTCAGCAAGTTCTATGCCGTCAGCCATCATATCAACTTTCTTTGCTCTATGTAAAGTCTTTCGCAATTGAGCAGCTTGTGCGATACCTGTAATACCATTGGGTCTATCATTGATAAGTCTTCCCTTCTCAACTCTAAGACCTCCCATACTTTGAAATTTCATTTTCATATCTAATGCTTTTGTACAAAGATACAAAAATTTTATTAGGTGTATTCACTATTTAGGTTCCCCCCGGGCACACGCAGCCGGACCCCAAACCGAAAACCGATTTTTTTTCGAGGGGTGGGGTAGCGTTTTCTGTGTCGCATCTCGATTTTTTTAGCTTTTTTTTAGCTGCTGCTGCTGCTGCTGCTGCAATACATATTGCTGCTGCTGCTGCTGCCGGTTAACGTCTCGCATTCCTGTTGCATCTCCTCCTGTTCCTGTGTTCCTCCTCTCCTTTCCTCCATTCCTTGAGTAAAAGCGATTACATCGTGTCTTTGAAGACACAAAGAGACTTTGCTTAACATCTGTGCGAAGATTTATTACACCAAACAAAACTGCGTAAATAGAAAGAGAAAAGAGTGCGACAAAGTTTATCATAGAATTAGACTAATATTAGAAAAGAATTGTGTATATTGCAGTATGCAAAGGGAACGAGAGAGTCTCGAACAACCCTAAGTAACTGAAAATCAATTATTTAACTTAAAATTAACAGACAATGAGTCAATTATTAGAAATCGAAAATGCATTCTTAAGAATGCCATCAGTGAAAGAATCACTGAAACTAAATGAAGTAAAACGCATTCAGCGTTCAATCGACAATGCTCACAAGAGCAAATTCAATCATACAACAAAACTTGCTAAGCTAATTGGCGAGGCAGTAGAATGGTTCGTAAGTGATGAAGCAAAAGCAATCTTTCGTGAAGAGGGCATTGAATGGAACAAAGAAGAGTTCGGTAAAAAAGTATTCGGATATCAGAAGTCATTCTTCTACAAGCTAATCAAGGTAGCTAACCTTGACCAAAGAATAGTAGATGCATTCAATACACAATGTGATGCAATCGGAACAGATGCAAATCGTTCTATTGCCGGATTGCTTGAGTTCAGCAGAACAATAGATTTGACTGCTATTGAAGTTAGCGAAGATGCTACAGAAGAAGAGATTGCTGAAGCAGAAGCAGAAGTGATTGCTGAAGCATCTGTTGAAACGGAAAGAGTTAACTATCAATTTGTGATGACATACAAGAATCCAAACGGAACAAATCTATCCATTAGAATTGATGACCAAGGAAATGTTTCCGGTAACAATTTAGAAGAGATTGCAAACGCAATTCAGTTTTTACAAAATTCAATTAATCAATAAAAGTGTCTTCAAAGACACAATCTAAAACCACAGATATTATGAGTACAGAAATTCAATACACAACAGAGGGAAGAAGAGATAGAGGAGTTATGTCTTCGTACCACAGAAAGCCATCTTTCAGAGATATGTCGAAAGGTGCTAAGTCTTCAGATATTAAAGCATTGAAGTCTTCACAGAAACGTAATCTTGTCGATTTAGGCGATGGTAACTACGATTCCAAATTCACTATCGGAATGGAAGTAGAGAAGAACAGATTGCACAGAGGTGCAGTAAAAGAATACGCATTGTTTTGCGGATTCGAAAGAGATTCTTCTTGTGGCTATGAAGCAGTGACAAACATTCTTCCATTACTACCAAGTGGTAAGTGGAGAAACAAAGTTTTCAATATGATGTTTGAAGCAAGAAAGGTAATCGAGGACCAATACTCACCGAGTTCAATGAATTGTGGTGGACATATCACAATCGCAGTTCAAGGAATGAGTGGAGATGATTTGCTTGAAGCAGTTCGTAAGAATGCCGGAATCATTATGTCTTTATTCCGTAAGAGATTAAACAATTCTTACTGCCGAGGTAATATGACATTGATGCCATCAGACACAACAGAATCAATGATGTGGGGTGGTGGTAGATACAAAGTTATCCTTGTGAAAGGTAACTGCATCGAGTTTAGATTGCCAAGCAGATTTCAATCTGTAAAGCAGATGATGAGAAGATACGAGTTGATGTATGAGTTACTTGATTTCTCAATCAACAATCCTAACGGAAGCCACAATACATTCCTTAAAAGAGTTACACCAATCGTGAAGTCAATGTACAACAATGATGAAACGAAAGTGGCTGAGATAATCTCTTTAGCGAAATCATTCCGCAAGATGATTATTACTCACAAAGTGAATCGTGATGTAATTCCATTCTGTGACCCAATGCGAAGATTAGATGCACAGAAATGGTACGACAGAGATTTGTTAAGAAACGGATACAGACCATAACAAACAATATCCTAAGCAAGATGTAAAACTGCTTTCTGTATCGGAATGTGTATTCCGGCTGATGATTCCAAAAGGATGAAACAGAAACATTAATTTAATTTATAGTAAAATGAAAAATCAAATCAAAAATTACGCAGAATCAGTTCTGTACATCGCAATCACTTTAGGAGTTTTCTCAATGGTTGGAAGACTATTAGTTCACATTGTTTTTAATGATGCAAGAAGTTTATTACAGACCATCAGTGGTGCATTCTCAATGTTCATTGTATTTGCATTCTTGTTGTTCTGTATGTGGGCAACAATAGGTTTAATTGTAGCGGACATAAAAGAAAGACACAATGCATAGAGAAGTCCAACACTACTACAAAGTTAGATATGCAGGTAAGCTAATTAAAGTCTTACCTGCTCATTCTAAGTGGGAAGCAATCGATAGAGTTTATAACGATAACATAAGCAAGTTCCCTTGGATAATAAGAGCGAAGTTTAACGCAGTAAAATCAAGATAATATGAAAGCAACATTACAATTCGAAACCGGCAAGATTCCTTACGGAAGAGGCAAGTCTCTTTGGACATTGACCAAGGAGTTTAAAGACCAAAAGCATATGGATAATTTCATAGCTTACATACACAGAACAAAAGGATATTACTTAGATGAAGTATTCTTAGAAGAAGATAACCAAATCAAATCAAAATGAAAAAATTTATATTACTATCAGCATTATCTGTGGTTGGATATGTGGGCAGTGATGTGTCTTCAAAGACACAAACTGCAGAAGTCGGGAGGGAAGAAATTCCTTCCCTTCTTTTACAATCAGCAGACACCGTAGCAAATACCGTAGACATAGTCCCGGTAACATTGGAACATAAAATAACGTGGGATGATTTCGTTAACGCAGTCATCTATGTAGAATCAAGAGGTAATGATTCGGCATATCACAAAAAAGAAAAGGCAGTCGGTTGTCTACAAATTAGACCAATAATGGTCAGGGAAGTAAACAGAATTCTCAGGAAGCACAAGGTCAATATCAAGTTCGAAATGGATGACAGATGGAACAGACAGAAGTCAATTGATATGTTTGACATAATGGCTGAAGAGGTTGAATGTTGTTTAGGGTTGACTCAATTAGAGTTCTTCGAAATCGTTGCAAGAAAATGGAATGGTGGACCAAGAGGACACAAGAAGCAGTCAACAGAAATCTATTGGGAAAGAGTTCAAAAAGAATTATTAGATTAAATTAGGTTATGTCTAAATTTAGTCTTATATTTGTACAATCAATTATAAATCAGAGGTCAGTGTCTTCAAAGACACTCCTCGCAAATTCAAATCACTATGTGTGTAATTATTATTAAACAGAAGAACAATGTGATGTCTGAAGAGATAGCAAAGACATCATCAAAAATTAATCCTCACGGATTAGGAATCATTTGGTTGGATACCTTTGAGGTAACTTACCACAAATCAAAAGACTATCGCAAACTATTAACCGAGAGACCATTCATTGCTCACTTTAGATATGCAACAGTAGGTGCAATCAACAGAGCAAACACTCATCCATTTGTATGTGGTAACAACAAAGATGAATACCTTATGATGAATGGAACAATCAAAGGTCTTGGTAGTGCAGAGTTATGTGATTCAAAAGCATTAGCTATTCAGCTTGGCTCAATGAATCGCAGAAATTGGAAGACACATCTTGAGCAGTACGATTCAAGATTCGTTTCAGTAAATGTTCGTACTCGTTCATTCCAAATTTACAATCGTAATATGTATACATATCGTGATGGCATTTGGTATTCAAAAGCAAATGTGTTACAAGACAACTTGATTGCAGTGTATGGAACATTAAAGAAAGGATTCAACAACTATTACTCTTACCTTACAAATGCAAAGCACATTGGTAGAGGCAAGACACAAGACAAATATCCTTTAATCGTTGATGGGTTACCATTCTTAGTAAACAAGAAAGGTGTAGGTCACAATGTTGTGGTTGATGTATTCAAGGTTAGTGATATGCAACTTAAAAAGGTTGACCAACTTGAGGGACATCCACAATGGTACAAGAGAGTTCAGATACCGGTCAAGTTAAAGAATCGCACATTGAATTGTTGGATATACTTTAATCCAAAAGATATTCATCCGGACACAGAGTTACATAGCGAGTACAAACAGACAAGGATTTATCCGCAGCGAAGTTTTACTTTCGATGATGTTCAGCCAACTTACGATGCAACTGAGAATCATCAAGCAATAGACATCGGTTGGGATGATAATGATTTCCCAACATCAGAGACACCAACTTGTATTGATTGTTTCAATGATGTTGAACACGATATGTTTCACAACTACTACTGCTCTTCTTGTGGTGGTTGGTTTAAGGAAGATGAGATATTAAATTTCAACAAACAATAAATTAATTAATAACCCGAGGGGTGTGTCTTCAAAGACACATCCCTTTTTTAAATCCAATAAAATGAAAATAGAATTAAACAGAATCAAAAGAATAGCAGAAGACATAAAGTCAGATGATGAATGGGTAAACGATAGCCATTCATCAGCAGAGCATCAAGGAATTAAATATGGACTTGATATGTTAATCAGACATCTCGAACAGACAAACCATCCAAGAGAGAAATGGTTCCACAAGGCAGACAAGAAGTTAATCAACGGATATTGGTACGCTAAAATAACAGACATAAAGTTTTGAAACGTCTAATAAAATTCGTACTTTCGTATAAATCAAATTAAATTATTATGGCAAGATTAATCAAATCAAGCGGTGAGGTGATACCAAATGTAGACATCTCATCACTAAAGAAAATGCAGGACTTAGTTCAGGGATACATAGAGTTCGTTTACTTAAATGAAAAACTATTAGTCGTGAATGAAGAAGGTCTCATTATGAATCTCCCACTAAATGAACAAGCAACTGAAATCGCAGGGCATCCAATCGTGGGGGATGCAATTGAATGTGGTATCAGTGAAGTAAAATAATCTATTATGGATATGAAACATTTGATGCGAGAGCATCTACTTGAGTTAAAGCTTGACTCAGGAACAGACAACAAGGTTGCTATTCAGAAAGTTCAACAAGCAATGGATAGCGAAACATACGGAGCGAAAGAATATCGTATGACAAGAAGAAAGCTAAAGCCATCAATCTTTTTAAACACCTATGCTAATCCACCAAAGCTTAATGATTTTGTGGTTGAGGTTTATCTCTACTTAGGTTTAAATTATATTGAAAAGATTCAGCCAAACAAAGAAGAAAAGGAATACAAATATCTTTGGAGCGGAATCACGGGAGACAAACCAAAACTATACAAAACCTTAGCAGGTGCTGAAAAAGTTATGTGTAATCAATTATTTAAAAATTAAAATGGAATCAATTAAATCATTTATAAACACCGGGCAAATTCAAAAGATACAAGCGGTCCCGGATGTATCAATTCTACATCAACATACAACAGATGTTATTATGTACGCAGGAGAACATTACATTGAGATGCTAAAGAATGGAAAGTTTTTATACAGACCATCAGGCATTGGAAGAGGTAAACGTTCAAACGATTTGAATTTGGTAGAAGAATTTATGTATAATCAAATAGTAAAATGAAAACAGAAGAATTAATTAAAGAGGTAGGCAGGGAGGTAGTTATGCTCCTGCTTGAAAAAAATAAAGCATACGGAGACACGGCTAACAAGCCACCAAAAATATTCTCAAAGCTATCTGCTAAGGAGGGAATCCTTGCGAGAATAGATGACAAGCTGAGCAGGATAAAGACGGTAGGAATTAATGACAAGACGGAGGATACTCTTCTTGACTTGATAGGCTACTTAATTTTATACAGAGTTCAGTGTAAAAAAGAAGATAAAAGTTAGACAAAATTTGGTCAAACCATATACTTTTACTATCTTTACCATTCAATCAATTAAATTAAATCATATGTCAAAATCAAAAGAAATGTTCCAAGAGGAGCGTGAAAAAGAATCTCAAAACTTTGGAGATTTTTTAGATGATGAGTACCAACAAATCGAAAGTACACACATCAAACAAAAGCAAGTGTTAAACGAAATCTTTGAAGCGTGGGCTGAAATATTTTCAGGCAGTTCGAAAGATAATTTAAAATCAAAATCAAGTGAAGGCAACAATTTTTAATAAGTATGTAGACAAGGTTTGCTACCTTTTTGGGATTGACAAAGAAATGTTATTTACCAAAACAAAGCGAAGAGATGTAGTAGATGCAAGACATCTTCTATATTATCTCTGTCACGTTAGACCAATGAGGTTGGTTTATATTCAAGAGTATATGGCAGAGAATGGATATGTTATTCCACATTCATCTATACATCACGGAATCTCACAAGTAAAAAGTAAACTTGAAAGTGATGTTGATTATATCGAAACAATAGAATCAGTATTAAACGAAGATGAAGTATAGTTTGGAAGATATATTTGCTCAGGCAATGGAAGATGATTATGCAATCTCCTTAGATGGAGATGGATACCAATCTAAAATGGTGTATGGGACTAAGATTGTAAAGGACCAAGAGACCGGTACAATTCAAATACTAAACACTATGAAAGGAGGGGATTATTACATATCAATAACTAAAGATGAATTAGAATCTTTTACAGAAAAAGGTTGGAGGTATGGAGTTTTTGTCTTATCTTTGTCTAACTATCGTTCAAAGCTTGATGTCATTGAGCAACGAATCAAAGAATATATCAATGATAAAAAGTCTGAGAAGCAGATAGGAATTTTAAAATCAAGTAGAGAAAGAATACTAAGTAAGTATTCAGAAATCAATTCAAAATTAAATCAATTAAATTATGGCAACAAAGTCAACAGAGAAGAAGCAGACAACGTTTGAGAAACTATCTGCAATCAACGTAAACAAGTACGTTGAAAAGAAAAACGGATTAACTTATTTATCTTGGGCATTCGCTTGGAGCGAAACAAAAAAAGTATGTCCGGATGCAACTTATGAAATCGTTAAAGATGAACAAGGAAATCCTTACGTCTATGATGAAGCATTAGGTTTTATGTGTGAGACTAACGTAACTATTAACGGAGAAACATTATCAATGTGGTTGCCGGTAATGGATAGTAAGAATCAGGCAATGAAGAAAGTTCCTTATTCATATCAAACAAGATACGGTGAGAAACAAGTAGCAGCAGCAACATCTTTTGATATAAACAAAACTCTTATGAGATGTTTGGTTAAGAATCTTGCAATGTTCGGTATGGGAATTTATATCTATGCAGGAGAAGATATGCCAACTACTACAAGCGAACCTCAGCCAACTACTAAGAAAGCAGTGTCTTCAAAGACACCAAGCAAACCTAAGTTAGATGTGTCTGATGAGAAGTGGAGTGCAATGGCAAACTTTTGTGTAGAAAATAAATCATTAGGTTTTAAGAAGCTATGTGATAAGGTTGGCACAAAGTATACATTGAGTGCAGCAGCTAAGAATGAAATCAAAAATCTAATCAAATGAAAGAGTTAATAGAAAAACTAAAAGATGACACCCAATACTACGGGGAGTTCGGTAAGCAGTTCTTATCTAATTCAGACATCGGTACGCTATTGAGTAACCCAACTATGTTTGGTAAACCTCAAGATGATAATGTAAACTTTCACAAAGGAAGATACTTTCATCAACTAATCCTTGAGCCGGAGAAGGCAGAAGAAACTGAGTTCATTTCAGTGTCATCAAGAAATACGAAGGCATACAAAGAACAAGCATCTAATGGTATTATAATGTTAGAGAAGGAGGGACAAGAGATTCGTGACTGCGTTCAAGCAATGATGGGTAACTTACCATTCTTTGAAGGTATTCGTCAGGAAGGTAATGAATATGAAGTTCCATCTATTATGGAGATAAAAGGAATGAAGTGGAAAGGAAAGGCAGACATCGTTTGTGATGACAAACTAATTGACCTGAAAACTACAAGTTCAATCTCTGATTTTAAATGGAGTGCAAGAAAGTATAATTATGACAGTCAATGCTACATCTACCAAAAACTATTTGGTAAGCCGTTAGTGTTTTATGTTGTAGATAAGACTAACTTGCAACTCGGAATCTTTAAACCATCAGAAGAATTTCTTCAACGTGGGGAAGAGAAAGTAGATAGAGCAATTGAAGTTTACAAAAAGTTTTTTGGAGAGAATCCTGAATATGATATCAATGAATATTATGTGGAAGCTACTCTTTAAAAAAAGAAAGCGAGTGATGTGGTTGGAAGTTCCAATCAACTGCATTAGTCGTGGGGAAAAAGATAACGTTATCCTCGGTATAATTAATCATTTGGAACAAACAATTAAAATCAATTAAAAATGGCAGAAGAAAAAGTTTTTGCAGATGGTTTCTCATTTAAGAGAAACGACAATGCTCCTGAATTTGTAGTAGGGAAGCAATCAATTAAGGTCGATGAGGCTATAGCTTTCTTGAAAGCTAATGCTAAAAACGGTTGGGTAAATCTTGATATTAAACGAGCAAAAGGAGGCAACTACTATTGTGAGTTAGATACTTGGGAAGCTAAACCAAAAGCAGACACCGCACCTAAGCAGGAAGCTGCTAAGGAGGTTGATGCCGACTTACCATTCTAAGTGTCTTCAAAGACACAAGGTTTAAAGAGGGGAGCGTTGCTCCCTTCTTTTTTATACCTACTATGTCATAGTGAAGTAAAAAAACTTTTGTACTACTATATTTTTTTATTAACAATAATTTTCTTTTCTTTACATTAAAGGAAAAATAATCAACATAATCAACATAACCACTGATAATCAGTTAGTTATAAAAATCAAATCATCATTTAATCAACATATCAATGACAGAAACAGTAACTATATTCAAAAACATTAAGGAAACGGAGACACCTTTCCACAGAGAAGTGCAGGTTGTATTAGAGAGAATCAAGGATGGAGCCACTAAGAAACTTGTAAAGCAAATCAGAATCACCAAGGACAAGACAGAGCGTAATGAATTAAAAAAATTATTACCTGCTATTTGTTTTTCAGGAACATTCACCAAAAGAAAAGACTCAGCATTGGTTGAGCATTCGGGTTTAATTTGTTTAGACTTTGATGGATACGAGAAAAAGAAACTATTACTCGAACACAAAGAGAACCTAACCAAAGACCCATACACATACAGTGTGTTTATATCTCCATCGGGAAATGGACTAAAGGTATTAGTTAAGATACCTGCTCTCCCGGAAAATCATATTAAGTATTTTAATTCACTGCAGAAATATTATGACTCACCTTACTTTGATAAGATGTGTAAGAATGTTTCAAGAGTTTGTTACGAATCGTATGACCCATTACTTTTTAGAAATGTAAACTCTCAGGTTTGGGATACAATAGCTGAGCCTGAGTACCAAGAGGTAAGTAAGTATAATGACCAACAAACTATACCAATCACAGACGAAAACAAAATAGTAGAAATACTTGTGAAGTGGTGGGAGAAAAAATATCCAATGACTGAAGGTCAAAGAAATCAAAACTGTTTTGTATTAGCTATGGCTTTTAATGATTATGGTGTAGCTAAATCATTAGCAGGTTACATACTAAACAGATATGTTACTAATGGATTTTCACAAGCTGAAGTAACAAGGACTATTGATAGTGCCTATAGTAATACCACTAACCACGGAACAAAATACTATCAAGATGATGAGAGACTGCAGCAGATAAAAGATAAAATAAGAAAGGGTGTATCAAAGAAAGAAATCAAAAGTCAACTAAGTGAAACGGGATTAGACTCTGATTCAATTGAAACAATTGTAAGTAACATAGAGAAAGAACAAGCAAAGAAAACATTTTGGGAGAAGAGTGATAAAGGTGTTATAAAGATTGTTCACTTTTCATTTAAAAAGTTTTTAGAAGATAATGGTTTCTATAAGTATTGCCCGGAAGGTAGTAAGAACTATGTATTCGTTAAGGTAACTAACAATCTAATAGACCACACATCTGAAAAAGAAATAAAAGATTATGTGTTGAACTACCTACAAGAGATTGAGGACTTAAGTGTTTACAATTATTTTGCTGACCAAGTTAGATTTTTTCGAGAAGAGTTTCTTACTCTACTATCAACCATAGACATCTACTTTATAGAAGATACCAAAGACTCAGCATATTTATATTATCAAAACTGTGCGGTCAAAATAACAAAAGAAAACATAGAGCCAATTGATTACCTTGATTTAGGTGGGTATGTTTGGAAGGACCATATCATTAATCGCAAGTTTAAAATTTGTGATGAAAAGAAATGTGATTACTCTGTGTTCATTGGAAATATTTGTGGCAATGACCGAGACAGAACTAAGACAATGGAAAGTACCATTGGATATATGATGCACGGATATAAAAATCTAAGCTATTGCCCGGCAATCATATTGAATGATGAGGTAATATCAGACAATCCTGAAGGAGGTACGGGTAAAGGTTTGTTTATGAATGCACTTTCACAAATGAAAAAACTCGTGGTCATTGATGGTAAGGCATTCGCTTTTGAAAAATCATTTCCATATCAATTGGTATCAGCAGACACGCAGATACTTTGTTTCGATGATGTAAAGAAGCACTTTGATTTTGAAAGACTATTTAGTGTGGTTACTGAAGGACTTACTCTTGAAAAGAAAAACAAAGATGCTATTAAAATACCATTTAGTAAATCACCAAAGATTGCTATTACAACTAACTACGCAATCAAGGGAGCAGGTAATTCTTTTGAAAGAAGAAAATGGGAAATAGAACTTCACCAACATTATAACAAGAACTTCACTCCTCTTGATGAGTTTGATAAACACTTCTTTGCAGAATGGAATGAAGATGAATGGTGTTTGTTCGATAACTATATGACATACTGCTTACAAGATTACTTAAACACGGGGTTAGTTAAAAGTAAGTTTGTCAACCTAAAAATCAGACAACTCTCAGCACAAACTTCACACGACTTCATTGAGTGGTGTGGACTTATTGAAGGTCATCAAAAGAATGATAGGTTAAGGGTAGACACAAAACTTATGATGCAGGATTTATACTTCGACTTCATAGGAGAGTATCCTGACTACGGACCAAAGGCTAAGATGACAATTAGTAGAACAAGATTCTACAGATGGTTAGTCGCTTATGGCTCATTCACAACAGGTGTTCAACCTTTGGAAGGTAGGGATATGAATGGAAGATGGTTCACCATTGTAAAACCAAAAGTTAAACAAGCATCTATGGACCTATGATAGACACGGTCCATATTGCTATGGTTAATTCATTTAATGTTATCATACTCGGATATGATTGGGAAGAAATTGTGGATGGTAAACATCCATACTTTGCCCACAACATAGCTAAAAGGTTTCCGAGTATGAGAGACTTAGAAAAAATTTTAAATTATTTTATAGAACAAGAAGACTACAAAAGATGTGCTGCGTTACAAAGATATATTCAGGAAAAACAAATTATGTAATGGATAGAATACCGGGATACACTGATGAGATGATGTATCGTCAATCAAAATTACTACACGGTATAGTATTCAAAACTAAATTAGTAAAAACGGGAAGAGGAAAGAATGCCGTTATGGTTGAGCAGAGATGCTACAAACACACAGAAGATGTGGAACGCAGAGCAATTGAAAGTCTTAAATATTATAAAGACAGGATGGAAAATAAAAAATCAAAAATTAAATACAGAGAATATCAAAGAAAAATTATTGTTAAAGGAAGCGAGATACTTTTATTAAAAGGATTTTTATACCTAACTATGGAGGTTAGAACAGGCAAGACATTAACAAGTTTAGGCATAGCTAAACTACAAAACAAAAAAAATGTTTTGTTTGTCACTAAGAAAAAAGCAATCAGTAGTATAGAGAATGATTATGATTTACTCAACCCGGACTTCAGTATTACAATTATAAACTATGAATCATTGCATAAAGTAGAGGGTGTATTTGATTTGGTAATATTAGATGAAGCACATAGTATGGGTGCATTCCCTAAACCAAGTAAACGTGCTAAGCAAGTAAAAGAACTATTACAAAAATCAGACAACCCAAATGTAATTCTGCTATCAGGTACACCAACTCCTGAATCTTATAGTCAGATGTATCATCAAGTTTATGGAATAAAGGGGAATCCTTTCTCAAGCTTTGTAAACTTTTATAAGTTTTCTAAACAGTATGTAAACGTTAAGCAAAGAAAAATCAATTCTCTTTACATAAACGATTACCACGATGGTCATCAAAAGATTATTGACGAGATGAAACCATATACTATTTCTTACTCACAAAAAGAGGCAGGGTTTAAAGTAGATACTCGTGAACACATACTTGAGGTAGACGTTGAGCCAATTACAAAGAAGCTTACGGCTCAATTAAAAAAACATAGGGTAGTGGAAGGTAAGGAAGAAGTTATACTTGGAGACACTCCCGTAAAGCTTATGATGAAACTTCATCAACTATACTCAGGGACCATTAAGTTTGAATCAGGCAACTCAACCATTATAGATTATTCTAAAGCACAATTTATACACGACAACTTTTCAGATGTAAAGATTGGAATCTTCTATAAGTTTAAAGAAGAATTGAATGCACTTAAGAAGATATACGGAGACCAACTATGTACGGAACTTAGTGTCTTTGAAGACACAAGTAAGTCTATAGCCTTACAAATTGTATCAGGTCGTGAGGGTATATCCTTACGAAAAGCCAAGGCACTTGTATATTATAACATAGACTTTAGTGCTACAAGTTATTGGCAGTCAAGAGATAGGATGACCACTAAGGATAGATTAGAGTCAGATGTATATTGGGTATTTGCAAAAGATGGAATAGAAAAAGATATCTATAAAGCGGTATCAAAGAAGAAGGACTTTACAGTAAATCATTTTAAAAAGATAATATGAATAAAGAAATAGCCAAACAATTAAAATCTTTTACTGATGAGGTGTGTAGAAGGTATTCCAATAAAGAAAGAAAAAACAATTATAATAACGAGACCTTTACTGTGCAGGAAATTATACCAACAAGTGACCATACTGCAACTGTTATTTATGAAAAGAACACGGGGAAAAGAGCAGCGTTTTTTTTCTACTACATCCCCGGCATAAAAAGGTGGCACTACTTTGTCCCTACTGATAGTCACATAAATGGAATGACTTGCTTCGCAAATCAAAAGATAGAAGTTGAAAGGCACAACTATAGATATAACTTCCAATAAAATATTTTATATTTGTTATATGAGGTTCTTAAGATTTCTACTGATTTGGATTAGTCAAAACTTAGCAATACCTTTTTGGGTAGTAGGTCACATACACCTGTCTATTCACAACTATCACGATGTAATAGAGATTGCATCATCATTAAGTATGAACCTTATTGTTGCCATAGGCTTCTTTGAGGATTACAGAAAGAACGGATGACTGAACAACAAATACAATCAAAAAGAATAAAGCAGTTAGAAGCTGAAGGATATTATGTATTGAAATTAGTTAAGACAAACAAGAATGGTATACCGGATATACTTGCTATACCACCCAACTCTAATGTAATCTTTAGTGAAGTTAAGACACCAAAAGGAAAAGTGTCCGAACTACAAAAGTATCGACTAAAAGAATTAGAGAAATATGGATTTACAACTGAAGTTTTTAGAGGATGAGTTAGCGTATGAAGTTGATGATTGGTTTTATCAGCAGCTTGGCTACTACAGTATTGATGATGCATCTCGAATCATTGGACAAACTGTATCTGTAATGGAGTTTCTTCCAATAAAAAATGGATGGACCCAAGAAGTTGCAGGTGTAATAAAAAAAGAAGAACCCATATTTTTTGTTGTAGAATATTTAAAACAAGAAACCGAAAGACCTATATTAGTAGACCTTAATGAAATAGAAGTAGATGAATACTTAGATTTCATATCAGATAACAACTCAATCAAATCATATATAATAAATAATGAGCCAATTCGAAACTTTATACTTGAAGCAGGAACAATTCAGTCACCTGAGAACAATAGTGAAGACTCTCTTAGGAGTTGATGTACGAAAAGACAGAAGCAGAGTACAACATAATGTAAACGCTAAAATGATTTATGCCACCATATTAAATGAAGCAGGATATGGTTGTAGTGTTATAGCGAAGTCGATGTTAATGAACCACGCTACTATACTGCACTACTTTAAAAACTTTAAGTGGTATGTAAAAACAGATGTTCAACTGCGTAATAATTACGAGAGAATCAAATCAGAATTCAACAAAGAATATGACCCCGTTTATTATTTGTCAGAAAATGAACTAAAAAAAGAAGTAATTTCTTTGAGAATTAGAAACAAAGAGTTATCTTCGGAAACAGAAAAGGTTAGCTTACGTCTAAAAGAATTCCAAGAAAAAGACAAAAGGTTCAAAGACTTATTTAAAGTAATACAAGAACGAACCCGACTCGGAACTGAAGACTTAATCTTACATAAATTAAATCAATTCTACAATGGTGTTTACGACAAGTGAAATAGATAAGGTACTTTCGTATAAGACTTGGTCCAATAAAAGAAAGCAAGACAGACTTCTTGAAATGGACTGTAGTATGCATTGTCATCTCGGTACAGACTCTACAAAAAAAGAGAAAGACGAAGTTAAAAAGATGTCTCGTAGAATTTATTTAGCAATTAAAACAATTAATAATAGTATGGGGACTTTGTTCTTGCAAACAATGGACTCAAAAAACACATTAAAAGAACCCTTATAGAATGGCTCCTGACCCATCAGCGTATGACAAAGAACGTATCGCTCACATCAACTACCTGATGGATAACATTCACGACTCTACTACTGAAATCTACGAGGCTCTAATGGATAGAGACTTTGAGGTTTTGAAATCACAAATTAAATTGTTGCAGTCTATCTTAAAGGATATTTCAATATCGATTGAGGATGACATATGACTATCAAGAGATTGCTTCGGAGCAGCAGCTATTTGCATTTATAAAAAAAAATTTTATACAAGACTTAAACCCTACTAAGTTTACAAACAGTAGGTATGATTGTTACTCTTCTAAATACAATTTAGATATAGAGTTAAAATGCAGAAGAAAACACTATGATGAATTAATTATAGAAAGAAAAAAATACGACTCTCTAATGGAGCGTAGTAAAACTTATGGTACAATACCTGTTTATATAAACTCCACACCGAAAGGTGTTTGGGGTTTTTATTTGCAACAATATGAAATAGAATGGTCGTATAAAGACCTGCCTAAACAAACAGATTTCTCAGATAGGAAAACCATATCAAAAGAAGTAGGCTACCTAAAAGTATTAGAAGGTGTAGACCTAATCCTTCTTCTTTCTTCTTCTTTTCCTTGAACTCTTTGATAGCTTAGATTTTTTAAATCCATCAGTTGCGTAGTAGAGTTTCACTTGTTTATCAGTGAACACCCTACCACTTGGACTTACGTTTTTATTTGGACCAACTTTCTTAAATGGCATTAGTTATATATGTCTTTAAGTTCATCTTTAACTTCTTTATTCATCTGTTTTAACTCCTGCTCGATTTCATATGTAGGTCTTTCTTTCCCGTATAGTTCTTCGTACAACTCAGGGTCAATAGCCTTTATTGCTCTCTTATCTTGTGCAGTAGTTGACTTCTTTTTAGTTTTACTCTTTGGTTTAGTTTGCCCATAACCCGGTCTGTAAGATGGTGTTATACCAAGTGCATCATACATATCATCTGAATCACCACTACCTCCGAGAAGCTTTATTAATCCTATTGGTGCATCAAGTTGCATTCCTGAATAAATTTCTAACAACACTCTCGTTGCTTGAACTAAACTATCAGGACCACTGACATCTTTAATACTCTTGAATACTTTCCTAACTACAGATGTTAATGGGTTTACAACATCAGAGATTGGCTTTCTATCTTTCTCAGCGTATGCTATTGCCGTTTCAATTGCAGAACCCATAATAGGTATAGCATAGATTAAGTTAAGTCCTAACGCTGCATCTCTTAATGCTTTGTATGCTCTGTCTTTCTCGCCATCTTTACCTTGAAGTAATGCAGGTGCGTATGACACTGCGGTAAACGCAACGTTTGCTAATGAATAATTTAAAAGCAATTTACGAACCTCTTCCATCTTAGGTTTCTTGCCACTCATAATGTCGTTTGTTACATTCATAGAAGATTGATAAACATTGTTCATCATTAGAAATAAAGAACTACCAAACATTGTAAATGTTCTGTTAAGAGCATCTGTGCTTTGCTGAAGTCCTACTTTTTCTGTTGCTCTTCTTGATTGCTGAGTAGAGTTGTAATCATTGAAATCTCTAAGTGCTTTATTTTTATCTACACCATTTCTGATTTGCCTGTTGTATAAAGCTTTGTATCCGAGTACACCAAGGATATCCCCTGCTACTGTAGTAAAACCTTTTACTTTTGTAAATGCTCTTGCAGCACGACCTCTTCTACCTTGTTGTGCTTTTGTTTTCTTAAAAGTTCTACCACCTGATTCAATACCAAATACATCACCCTCTAAACCTTGCTTGATACGATTATCAAAAGTTGCTGATATTTCTCTTGCTTCCTTAATATTTGTTCTTAAGAACATCAATACCTCAGCATAGTCTTTCATAAAACCAAGTGTGTCTAACCCCGGAATATATTTACCTGATGGCAATGCTTTATACTTTTGCCACGCAAATATAAATGAAGACATCTGCTTTGGAACCTGAACCAATTTAAGTGCTAAAGCAAAACCTGTAAATAAAGATTGTAGTTTTGTAACCACATCTGCACTTTCTACTTGTGGTCCCGAATCAGGATTAATAGCATAATTAAGTGACCTTGAAAACAGTTGCTTCAGACCTGTTTCGTCTAAAAGGTTTTGTATCCCTTGGTCCTGAAGTATTGCATTCATTTCTTTAACACCTAAGGCATATGCTTTATATTTCTCCATAGACTTAACGTGCTCTTCCATAACCTCACTGAAAGACAAACCTAATATAACATCTCCTGTTAAATCAACACGCTCTTTAAGTGCAGGTGAAAACTCCGCAGTAAACACCTTATTAAACTCTCCTTCAAGAATCATATCGTTGGTGATTGCTCCTTTACTAATTGTTCTTGTAGGAAAGTAATTTTCTACATAACCAAGACTAACATCATTTACTTGTTGGTAAACTGCATTGGTCTCTTCAAAATATTTATTACTTAAAAAATCTACGGTTTGCTCTACCAACTCTTGATTGTCTTTACCAATAAATCTTTTAACTAATTCTAAATCCACCTCCATCTTAGCCAACTTTTCTGCCTGAATTGGGTTTAGAGATAACGCATAGATTCTCATTGCTTGGTCTTTATTGAAAACATTTGAGGTTCTATTACCTGTTTCTGTATCTATAAATGACAACTCTTGAACATCTGTTCCTAATGAATACTTCCACTCGGTCCATTTTTTACCGTGAGTAGAATTAGTCATAGCATTCATATCACCTTCGGTTCTTCTAACACCTTGAAGATTTCTTTCATCGAAGTCGTTCAATACATTATAAAATGTTTCAGTAAACATTCCGTCTTTAAATCCGTCAAGCATTCTTGTAAACGTACCAAGGTGAGTAACATAGTTTTGCATAAACTTAGCTACACCATTTGATGTCAATTTTTTTACACCATCTTCTTTAAACTGATTAAAGAATGCAGTGACTGCTCCAAATAATCCTTTTTCTTTAAATGCTTTTCTAATAAATTGACGATTCTTCTGTAGACCGTTCTCGTTTAATGGATTACCGTTCTCATCATATAGCTGACCAAAGTCGTCTTGTATTTGTTCGTTAAACTCTTTTTGTTTTTCTTCTACTTTCTGTCTTCTTTCTTCTTTCCTGTTGTTTAATCTTTGAATTGATTCCTTTCTTGCACTCTTGACATCTTCAAGTAATTCCTGAACATCTTCGAGTTCCATTGTCATAACGTCTCCAAAAGAATCAAGTGCAATTCTTCTATCAAGAAGTAACCTTTCTTTTGATGTAAGCTTCTCGCCTTGCTCTTGTTTCTGAAGTATTTCTGTAATCCTTTCATCTCTAACACTATCTGCTAATTCCTGTAATGCTTCGAAGTCTTGTTTCATAACGGCATCTAAAACTTCTTTTACTTGAGAGAAATAAGCTTGACCTATTGCATCTAATCCTGCTGCTCTTACCTTGCCTGAAGATGTTTTAGATTTTCTTGATTTCTTTTTTACTATAGTTAGGATGTCTTTTATTACTCTGTTCTTTTCATTATTTCTTTCAATCTCAACTTCTTTTAAAACCTCAGACATTTTACCTATGAAGTTTTTAGGTGTAGTTGTGTTGACTGTTTTTAGTAATCTGTTGATTACTGTTTTAGAATAATTCTTACCTGCAGGTAGAAGCTTACGAATAATCATTCTCATTCTTCTTTGTGCATCTGTAAGATTATCTGCACTTATCTTTCTTTGCTTAAGATTTTTCTTAATGTTATTTATTTCTCTTGCAACTTTAGCATTTCCTCTAATACCAAGTGCTCTGTCAAATGCAACAAGTAATTCATTCTGTAATTGTTCAGTTTGAATTTTAAATATTGGGTCGGCTTTTAAAGTATCAAATGCTTTTTCTCTTATCTCAGAAAAAGTTTTAATTCTTCCCGTCTTGTCAAATGCAAATTTATTTACTGCAGTTCTTACATTATTAAATAATCTAAAACCAACCTTCGCACCTTCGTTGACATCTCCAAAAACTCTTGGCATAGGAACTCTTAAGCCTATGTTTACTACCATTGCTTTGTTGATGTCAGTTGCACTAAAGCCTCTGTTTTTTAATACCACTCTAATTGATTCATCAGGGATACCTTGGTCTCTTCCTTTCTGAATAATACTATCTATACTCATCCCGGAACTAAACATAGCTTCAGGATTTTTTAAAGCTTTAGTTTGAGCCTCCGTCATCTTTAATGGCTTCCCTGCAAAAATGTCTGCCAATGCAGTCCCTAAGAATTCATCAAGAGTTAAGTTCTGAATCTCTTCTGCTGATAGGTCCTTAGACATTTTAAATTGAGACTTAATGTAGTTCCACATACCAATCAACCACTCGCTGAATTTGGACTTAATAGAACCATTAACTATTGTCTCACCTTTATTACCAATAAGAATAGCCATAGCTTCTCTCGTGGCTTTATCTACATCACCGTCAAATCTTTTTAATTGTTTTTTAAACTCATCAGTTTCTTGAACAACCTCAGCACCCTTCTTATAAATCTCTCTACCTTTCTTTGTGGTCTGTAAGTAATCTGTCCAAACGTGACCCATCTCGTGTATAGATGTGTTGTATAGTGATGACTTAGTTTCGTGTACCTCAGGATTAATGTAGATGTCTCCGTCTACTGTAACACCATAAATAATCTCATCACCTTTTAGATACGCTCTAACGTTGTCTTGAGACATTACATTATTAAATGTATCTACGTCTGAATTAATTACTACAGACGGGAACGCTAAGTTCATAAATGCATTTAGTTTGGTAGACTCATCAGGATTGATGGCTGCCATAATACCAATGTAATCTTTATCCGGAACACCAATACCTACACCTGTTGTTTGAGTTCTTTTAGTTTTAGCTGCAAACTTTTTACCACCTGCTTCTGAGGTAATCATCTTAGCCATTATTTTTTCGAATGCCTTAGGATATACCGTCTCCATTGATTGTGGATTTTCAAGTATACCTATTGACTTTCCTCTAACTCCATACTTATAATTCGGATGTGTTGTTTCTATAATACCCGGATTCAAAACATCAACACCAACTAAAGCAACAACGTTACCAATAGGTACGTTCTTTAGTTGTGGGTCTGTAAGTAAATTAGTTATCTGAGCCAAGTTTAATTTTACCGCATCTTCTTCAACACCTTTCAAAAGTTCTTTTACTGTAACCTTTGTGCTTTTAGTTACCCCTCCAACTTTCTTTTCTTTACCCTTAGCTTCTTGAATGACTCCTGTGGTTAGGTATCCAACCAACTTTGCTCTCATAGGGAGAGACATATTCTCTACAAATTCAGGAGTAAGTGCTTGGTCCATAGTTGTAACCTTGCCTTCTCTAAATCTTTTTAATAAGTCAGTTAAGTTTCTGATGTTCTTTTTGTCAGTAGCATTCTTTTTAGGCTTAGCCTTTAACTTCACTAAGTCCTGCTTCATCTGTGTTTTTAAAACACGAACTGCTGACCTTCTGTTTCTTTTAGGTAACGTAGTTATATTATCTGCTAACACTCTTACAACTGCTTCGTTAGATTGCATAGCATCTTGACCCATCTTAACAATGTTCATTGGAACCAACCCATTGTACTCAGGATTCTTTGCCCAAAAATCTTTAAATATTTCTTGGTTTTCTTGGTAGATTTTTTCTGCTCTACTTATAATAGTCTGAGCCTCTTTCTCTTCCACATTTGCCCAAGCTGCTTGTTCATTGCCTACAGTTCCATTAAAACCAATCGCACCCTTAAGGTCTTCAATTACATTACCTGTAACAGGATTAGTAACAGTACCTGTTGTAAGTTGGTCTGTAATACTAAACATAGTAGGAACTCCTTTAACAACCTTAAGATTAGTAATCTTCAGTGGTTTATCTGTTCTGCTATTTAGTTCTTCAACATCAATCTTTTCTGATGTCATTTCATCAGGTGTAATCTTAACATCAACGTTTGGACTTTCCATTGCGTTTATAGCATTGGTCACTTCATCTTCAGCTTCTTGCTTTGCATTTTCATCAGTAGTCTCATCTATCTCTAATCTAAAATCAACCTTTGGTTTTTTTCCTGACTCCTCTTCTTTAAGTGAAGCTTCAAAGTCTTCTGCTGCTTGTTGAGTTTCTGTTTCTTTTGTTTCTTCTATAACACCAACACTTGCTTGACCTTGACCTTGACTAATAGCAGGAGTTGTTTGAGTACCCTCAGGTAAACCCGGTGTAGTTTCTTCGGTTTGTGTCTTTGAAGACACTTCTTCTGTTGTTGTAGGAACAACACCTGTTTCTGTGGGAACTTCACTTTGTTCTTCGCTTACCTCTGTTTGAGTATCAGGTGTATCTTTTACCTCCGTTTCAGTTTCCGTAGTAGTTTGAGTACCTCCTCTTGCTTCTTCGACCTTTGCTTCAACTAACTTTCGGGAAACCAACTTAGATACCTCATCATCATTATCTACAGTTGCACTCATACGAAGCAACTCATTAGGACTAAGTCCATTTATAAACTTAACAAATTCTTCTTTAGAAACTTGTTGTAATCTTCCAAATCTATTTTTCTTAATTCTATAAGATGGCAACCCTTCTCTTATATCAGAAACGTTTGCTTGTTCTCCAATAGAAAAAACACCTGTACCTGCAAGAATAGTCTGCTCGTTTAGTGGTCTTGTTTTTCGAGTAGTAATTATGTCCTCTAACTCTTTATTTATTTCACCAATCTTATTACTGAAAATTGATTTTCTATTTGTTGTTGATGACATTTCTTCTTTAGCTGCAAGAAGTTCCATAACTCTTGTTTCTACTTCGCCATTTCTTTTAATTCTTGAAAATGCTCCTGTGTTATTTAACAGTTCCCTTGCAGTCTTTCTTAAACCAACGTTCATTTGTATACGCTGATTAGTCTCAGCATCTATCTGACCAAGACGTTCCATATTATTTGCCCAAGCAGAAATCTTAGTTCCTGAGGACAACTCGTCAGACATAAACTTTATATCTGTAAATGCTGATGCTAACTCTAAGTTGTTTCTACTTCTTGCTTCCATAGCAAGATTAATTGCCATATTAGATGTGTTGTTACCCATAGCACCACCCATCTCAGCCATTATCTCTTTAATGTTTATATCATCACCAACTGTTATTTGAGCAGCAAGTTCACCAAAGCCTTCACCAATTGGGTCAGCTATCATACGTTCTGCAGTTAAAGCTGCAACTCTCGCTCCTTTTCCTGATACATTTCCAACCCTTATAAGGTTACCTGCTAATTTTGCAGTAAGTAAATCTACAATAGCAATTGGAACACCTCTTTTAAACCCACGCTCCTTACCTTCTGCCCAAACCTTTTCATCGTTTAAGGCTTTTGCTACAGAATCGGGGTCTGTCATATCGTATCCTTGATTTGTAATAGCCTCAAGAACTGCGTTAGTATATTCCATTGCCAATGAGGTAGCTGCAAATCCCGTTCTTGTACCCCAAGTAAATCCTGTTGCTGCACCTGCTGACGTAGTAACTACACCACCGGGTCCTGTGACAAAACCTGATGCACCTATTGCTGCACCTGTTGCGGTACCTGCAGCCATAGATAGAGGAATAATCTTTTTACCATATGGCAACATCATAGAAATACTATGTGCTGCTAATGATGTCATCCACTCAAATGGGTCATCTAAAATAACATCCCAATTCTCATCCATATTGGATGCTTTCTCCCATCTATTTAAAACTCTTGACCTTTTATCAGAAGTTCGATTCATATAGTCTACAATCTTCTCTGCCATTAACGCAGTAGACTCAGGGTCTTCAAGGTCAATACCATTCATAAAACCCGGGTACATTGTAGCGGCTAAAATTAAATCACCTGCTTTACCCATATTGGTTCCGTTCTCTAAGGCTACTTGAAACCCTTCCCAATTTTCAGCATACTCTTTTTCAGCATACTTGTCGTACTTTAAATCATAGTATGTTGAAGCTTCCTTATAAGCATCTGCAGCAATCTGAGATTTGTATTGTTGAGCACCATACTCTAATTCAATAACTTTTTTAATCTGAACCTCTCTTTCATTTTGTGGTTCGTAAAGACTTAATTCACTTGGCTTCACACCAAAATATCTTAAGCTTTTATTTTCGATTGCTTGTTCAGCTTCTTTTGCAGCAAGGTTTATTTTTATTGCATCTCCAATAGTAGCCTTTCTTCTTTTTTCAAGATAAAGGTCTGCTTCTTCCCTAACAAACATTGCTTGGTCATCAAGATATGCATCTGCTAATTCCTCTCTTCTTTTTGTAGCAGCATTTTTAAGTTCATAAGAATCATCCCTTAATTTACCGTTGATATAAAATTTATCATATTTTACTTGGTCCTGAGGACTAAGGTCTTCTTGTCTAAACGGAGCACCACTTAAAAAGTTTTCTGTGTCTTTAGCTTCGTCATAATCAGATAAAAGTTTTCTTTCAGTAGAATAATCAAGACCTCTCTCTTGATAGTATTTTTCCATCTCTGCCTCTGCAGTAGCCACATCCTTCCAACTGCCCTGAGCAAAAGCTTCTGCTTCCTCTTTGGTGTCGAATTCAAAAACCTCATCTCTTTCTCTTGCTAATTTTAAAGCCTCATCAAAAGTTAATTCTTGATGCCACCACATCGCATCTGATGTATAGTGGTCAGGATTAACAGGATGCAGCATAGGTATAACCTTATGCTTTCCGTCTTCCTCAAACGAAGTCATTTTAACAGTTGATACTGTTCCGTCTTCGTTCTTTAAAGGAATCTTTCTTAATGTTTTTGCTTTGATTGCTTTTTGAACTTCAGATGATAAAGGTTTTTTAGCAGCACCACCAAGGTTTCCTTTTATAAAGTTTCTTAATTTATCTGCTCCTTGTCTTTCCCCGTCAGATGTGAACGGGTCTAAATCAATTGTAGTTGTAGTTTTTCCATCAGGTGCAGTTACAGTAACGTTATCACCAATACCTGATTCAACAAACCTAAACCCATATTTTTTAAAATTCTTTATTAAAAAAGGAACAACTTCTTCCTCTGCTTTATCTATAAGAGAAGCATCTATTTGTGATATTTCATTTATAAAAGTTTCGTCTTGCAGTACACCTAATATCTCTGCATTCTTTAACTCTCTTTCTATTTCTTTAGCTTTAGCCTCTTGCTCTTGTTGTAGTCTTAGGTCCGGTAAATCTTTATTTCTTTGCTCTGTCGTAAAAGCAAAGTCTGCTGCCATTTGGTTTTGTGCTCTTTCAAGAACATTCTTATCAGGATACATACCCATATTTTGGGTAGACATAGGACTCACATAACCATCTTCTCTTGTGTCTTGTGGAGCACCCGGTGCAGTTGGGTCAAACTTAAATGTACTTGGGTCAAATTCAGGAATGTCGGACAAATCCGAAGAACCATCTTCCGAAGAAGAAACCATATCTTCTTGTGGTTGGTCTTTTTTTTTTACTTCACCAAAGTATGCGTTAAAGAAATCAGCTTCGTTTAAGTCTGTCATATCCTCTCCTTTTACGAAGTCATAAACATCCTTTGCTTTATACACATCGTTGCCGTATGCTTCGGCAAACTGTTCAATTGACAAGTCAGTTGCTCCTTGTGATTTAATATACGAATATAATTCTTGTAGCTTTTCGTTCATTTTATTGACCGTTTAATTTCTTTTTCTTTTGATTAATTGCGGCTTGTTTCTTACTTGTTCTTTGTGTTGCCTTTATGGTTTGTCTTTTTCCTTGTGTAATTAAACCCTTATCCTCCATTGAGGTTTGATTAGAAGACAAATCATAAATAGATTGCCACCAAGAATCAGGTGGCATTTTTGAACTAAAATCAGGAGATTTAACCACCACATTACCTTTTGAGTCTACTATTTCAATATAATCATCTGTACCCCATCCTCCTGCTCTAACAGTATAGTTACCTGAAAGACCCGGAAGTGAATTTACAAATGCTTGTACACCCGGCACAGAAGCGTTTTTGTCATCAAGTTTAATTGCACCTTTTGGAATAGGATTCTCTGTCTTTATAACTCGTTCAAACGCTTTCTGAAGAGGTTCCTTAGTATCTGCTGCAGTACCTGCACTAAACCCTACTGATGTTTCATTAAACTCTTTGTCTTTGTCAAATTTAGATTTTGAAAGAGTAGCATCTACATCAGTAATTTTATTGTCCTTGGACAATATTTTATTTACGTTACCTTTTATAAATGAAGCTTGGTCTATTTGTACCCCTGCATCATCAGTAAAACTCATTTCTTCTGTAGTTCCGTCACTAAACGTTACAACAACACTTGTTCCATCCCTGTCGAAAGATACGATGTCAGAATTAAGACCTCTTAAGAAATCTTCTGCTTCCTTAACCTCTGTATCATTACCATACCAAAGCTTAGCAAAGTTACCTACTACAGATTGGTCTTCTATTGCTTTTTTAGCATTCGCATCTTCGGTTGGATTCTTAGGTCTTGCCTCAAACTTCATTCTTTCTGTATCTACCTTTTCCTTGTAGTCAATTTGCATCTCTGCTTGAGCAGCTAATGTTCTTGCAGCAACTGCATTTTGTTCGTCTGTCATATCTGTAACAGTACGACCATTTTCTGACTTCAACAAAATTACATTTTGCTTTCTCTTGCCGTTAGCATCTAAAGTCTCAGCCTCATCAAACGTGGTTGTATACTGCTCACCATCGGGAGTAGCTTTATTAAAATCCATAAGGATAGATGCTCCATTGAAAGAACCGTTTTGCAATTGACCTTGTGCCCAAGTTTTAGAAGACTCTTCCCATAAACTTAATGCCTTTAAATCACTTGGCTTGACTCCCATTTCTGCAGCAAGTGCTGCTAATTTTTTGTCATCCATTCCTGCATAGCCACCTTCTCTTTGTCTTATGTCTTCAATTGTTTTTAAAGTACCTGCAGTATATGTTGTACCCATACTTTCTACGGTTGCTTTTATATCTTGACCTAAAGAGTTTGTCCACTCCTTAGCGTTACCAACAACATCATATTTAGTAATTGATGTTTTTATTCTGTTTTTTAGATTTTGTACTGAAACCAAATTGTTCCTATTAGGGTCAAGCATTTTTCCACCCTTGCCATCGTCAATCATTTTACCCATAGATACCAAACCTGTTTCAGGATTGATAACTAATTTGGCATCATTAAAGTTTGAGAACCCTTCAACATTTGCCATAATCTGCAAATCAATTTCAGATAACTGCTCACCATACGGAAGTTCTGATGATAGCATATCCATCTTTTTGGTATACTCATCATTATAATCTTGAAGTAAACTAAAACCTTGGTCAGTTCCATCGGTTAAGTTTTGCCTCATCATCGTGTATTTCTTAGGACTTAATTGACCACTCTTTAACAAAGTCTCTTGCATCAACATTTGTTTTTGTAGGTCATCAGAAAATTGAATTGCAAATCCATTTAAGTCTTGGTTTTCACCTTGAGGAACATTATTTAAAACTCTCTGATATTCTCTTGAGGCTTCATCAATGGCAGCTTTCTTCTCCTCTCGGACACGCATTTCCTCTTTGAGCATATTATTAAAGTTGCTACCAACTTCTGCCCAATTTATGTTATCCTCTGCTTGTCTTTCAACGTATTTATATGCTGTTGCCATTTCTTAGTTTTAGTTTATTTTGGTGCTCCTGTAACTGCAGCAGTATTTCCAAGATATGCATTATAAGGATTAGAGTATGCGTTTATATATTGTTGGTTTTGAAACAACATATTATTCTGAGCCTCACTCAAACTTCTTTTGTATACTCTAAAGTCTTTGTTGGTCATAGCAGCAATCGCAGTAGGGTCATAAGTTGCTCCTGTCCCTGCTTTTGCAAATGCATCCGCATCTATATTATCAATTTGACCAACTGCCGCTCTTTGTGCTGAAGTGTTTTGACCATATAAAGGAACAAACGCTGCTGCTTGTTGTGCGGTGTTCATAATACCCTGAATACCTTGTTGCTTAGCCATCTCTGCTGCTCTCTGAGCATCAGCCGCTTTTTGTTGATTACCTGCTACCTCTTCTAAATCTAATGCTACATCTAAATCTCTTAGCCTTGAATCTTCTTCTATAATAGCGTTTTCAATGTTTGTCATTTCATCAGCCATAGCACCTCTTACCTGTGCTTGACCTGCTTGTTGTGCAGCATAAACTCTACCTGCAGAAGCAGCCGAGCCTCTTTCACTTTCGATACCTGCTTGAGTTGCCATAGCACCTTGTACCAATAAAGCCTCACGCTCATTATCATAAGCTTCTTTTTTAATAGACATTTGCTCCGCAAAATTTACATCGAGTTTTCCTCTTGCTTCTGCCATTGCTTTGTCTGCATCAATTTCTGCTTGTTGTTGAGCCTTTCTTTGTTTACTTGCTTGAGAGAAGGATACCGCAGTAGTTCCTATGGATACTGCTAAACCTGCTGCTGCTATTGCCGTTGCTGCTGCCATAATTTATAAATTTTTTATCATTTCATAAGTATTAGAATCTCCTTTAACATATCCCAATGATTCAAAAGTGCCCATTAAAGATTTATGTTTTAACAAAGAGTAGCAATATTTAGCACCATTTCTTTTACTTACATTTGTTAACGTTTCAATTAACAAACCCATAGCATTTTTCCTATGTGGTTTTTTTCTATATTTTTTACTTGACACCATAAACTCTATAAGACTTACATTCGAATTAGTTATGTATATAAAACCTGCACAAATTGGTGTTCCGTCAGGGTCTAATACCATCATCCCACCTGTTCCTTCTTGAGGTAGAAAGTCTTTTGGAGGAGGTGTCCATCCCCAATCTTTCCACCAATCTACAAGGATGGTGTCATAATCATCTGAATTAAGTGGTCTTATATCAAATATCATTCAACAACAAAGATAAGAAATTTAAGGGAATGATTTCATTACTTCGCTTTCTACTGAAAACAATTCTACCTTATCTGTATTATTATTAGTTAATGTGAATACACCATAGTGTCCAAGTATTCCGTGAGACTCAGCAACTGAGTTTTTTATATATAAAATATATTCAGTTGTGCTTGGAGCAGGAACACCTATTGAGTTGTCTACAACTATATTATTTATACCTGCAGGAAAGTCTTGATTGACTTCAATTATTCTACCTAATAACGTTGGTAAAGGTGCACCAAAATAAAGCATATCACCATCATTGTTTAGTGGAGAACCTACAGATATTATACTACCTATAGGCATAGTTACAGGAAAAGAAACAGTTGTTGTTGAACCTGTTACAACAATGTCTGCACTTGTACCTATACCATTTAGAGAACGTAAAGCATACTCGCTTAACTGAGCAGGTGTTGTTCCGTTGTTTCTAACAAAAGCAAAATAAGCACCTTCTTTTTCTTCGTACCAATCTTTTAATATAAAGCCATCATCTTGTTGGTCACTAACTAATATTGTACCCCAACTATCATCTCCCTCTAAGTTTATTGTTTTAAAAAGTTTATTTTCTAAGGGTATGTCATTAAATACAGATTGCATTATAGATGGATAGTTTACACCATAGTATCTATTTCTTACAGGGTTTGTATTATGTCGATAAAGATTGCCTCCCTTAAACGTATAGAAATAATTATTCATACCAATCATCCAATCCGGATAATATGAATAAAAAGATGGAAATCCTTTAACTCCATTATCATAGGTTAATGTGTATATCGTATCCTTATTTACTTGATTACTCATATTTTATATTTTATGGACAGTGCACTGTGTCATCACAGGCTCTGCTTATTGGACTTACTTGTTGTGCATTTGTTGTTGTGCCTGTAAAAGATGTTATTGTACCACAATAAACCGTTTGCTCAACCTCTTGAGTTACTGCGTTTATTCTCTTGTATTGAATAACTTCATTAAGAACATTACTATTAAACCTGTCATTCATAGTCCAATTTTGTCCTGTAGTACAATCAGTTAAAGTAATCCTTCCACATAAGCTTGTTTCTTTTTGTGTAACAACTCCACTTTCTACTTTGTATACATAACCTGTAGGGTGTAAATACCATCCATCATTTACTGATACTGCACCATTTTTATCTGCAAAAATATAATCGTGAATATTTACGTTGTTTTGAGTTGTGCCGCTTACGGGAACGTGATAAACATACTCGTCTAAAATTTCAGCACAAACTAATTCTTTACTCGAATTATAACCTGCAAGAAGTCGAGGTATTTCTACAGGACACTTAACATCAATATTCCAAGCAGTACCTCCACAAGGACCTATCACCTCTACGTTTACAACGGTAGGGGATGGATTAGGTTTTGGTATAACCATAACACAATCACCCGGAGCACTTGAGGTTAGTTGGTTTTGAGGTGCATTTATAATTACAGTCTCATTGTTCCCTGTATTAACAAATGAGTTGTTGGAGTATTCATAAACATCAAGATTATAAGTACCCTCTATTGCACCGCCACAACCACTTTGACTTCCTGTTGAACCTATGAATGTTGGAACTGCCGCAGTTCCTGACTGTAACAACCCAAAATTCGGTGAACTTAATTTATTATAAGAAGTACCATCATAAATAACTCTAATACCGTCAGGTACATTTACGGGGTCAAACGTTATAACTATAGCACCCGTATCTGTAGAAGTACCTCCTGTGTCTACATCTAATCTGTAAATACCTTCACCACCTGATGCTGCTATTGAAGTTCCGCAAGGAGTAGCACAAGTAGGGCAAAGTTGAGGAGGTAATAATTCAAAAACATTACCAAAAGGAACTTGCTCTCTTGAAACCACACCGTCTGAATAAAAAGCAGCAGGTGCATAATTACTCAATGTAGGGTCTGTGTATACTGCAGTTGAGTTACTTAATGTTGTTCCGTCTATGTAATATATTGCCATAATATTTAATTTTAATCAGGTGATTCGTTACAACCACAACAAGCATCTAATAGGTCGTTACCTTTACATAAATCTATTGCAGTTGGTTTTCTTAAATCCCACACTAAATACAAATAATCTCCATCACTACCACCCGGCATTGTAAATTCACTTTGATAAATATTTGGCTGACCTGAAGTGTCAGTAGTCAAAGTAGTACACTGTGGTATTAAAGCAGCTATTGATTGAGGTGTGTTTGCAAAGTTATCAGCAGTTCTCAGATATCTAAATTTATTAGTGTTGTTATCCCAAACTGCAGTATCTGTAACAAACTTGTTCCATAACATTTTCACAGTAGAACCTGTTGTTGGAATTGCTCCATTACCTTGTTGACCTGAAACTACATTATAATAACTAACTACAGGGTTTCCTGCACCTGAGTCAAACTGAACTAATGTAGATGTTAAAGGAGAAACAAAACCTCCGTCAATGTATCTAAATTGAGTATGAATATCCAACCCTGATTCATTTGCACTTGTAGCAACAACCTCTATAACAGTTATTGTTTTTGCATCAGGACAAGGAACATTTAGAGTTAAGGTTACTGCATTAGTAGGTCTTATTGTTACATTGATTTCGGTAACTGCAATTACATCTTTTTGAATAACCACACTTCCGCTTGAATTCTCATTAGACACAGTTGTGGTGTTACCATTATATTCAATAATAACATCAAACGTTCCACTGATTTGAGCAACATCCCAAACTATTTCAACAGGTCCTATAACTTCTCCCATCTCAAAACAAGCATCAAAATCTTGTGTGGCAAGAATTGTAAGTTGTTGTGATACACCACAAGCTACACATTCTTTATCTATAGGAATTAAATCTTTATTTGAATTTAAAACATACTCATTCATATAAGGGTCAAACCCTCCCAACTTTTGAGTTTCAAATTGTGTATTAAATAAATCCCTAAACCAAGTTCGCATACCATATCCTGATATAGTTTCAAGGCTATCGTTTTGGTAGCTTGTTCCACTTAGTTTTAAAACTGCACCACGTTTTGCATCAGTAAAGTATTTATCAGGACCCCATTGAGCAAAGCTTTCGGGGTTATGACTAATACCAAATTCTTCTATTCTCGCTATTTGAGTTCCTAAAACCTCAGGTACTGACTGTAGTAAATTACCTGCACCTGCATCTGACAATAAATTTTTTCCCTGAAGAACATAAGATATCTTGTCTTCTTGTAATGTTAGTACATCGGTCTCTCTTGCAAATAGTTTTTGAATAGGTCCAAATGATTCCTCTAAAGCTTTAAAGTTTAGCAATCCTGTATTAAACTCATTAAGTCTATTTACATTTGATTCATCATTGTAAATACCACTGTAAGTAATGTCTGCTCCTCTTCGAACTCTTGAATAATCTATAGCTTCCGTAGAAGTTACTCTGTTACCAAGTTTAAAATCCTTGCCAATTACACTGTCTCTAATTTTATAGCTTTCAACACCATTTCCAAACGCATAACAATTAAAAAACTTTGAATCAATTATTGCAGGTTGATTAGCCGACATAACTTGGTTTTGGATATTACCCAAATGTGTACCTGCCGGTATTGGAGTTGAACCTATATTTATATCTGTTGGGTCAAACGGGGGTGTTGAAGGGTTTATACTAACACTACCACATTCTGCAGCTAATGTTATTGTAGTTCCTGAACCTGCTGAATTACCCGTAACTAAAACTTGTTGAGGTGCTCCGTTAATATCAATGTAGTCAAATACTACATCGTTTATATCATCATTCTCTATTGTGTAATTACATATGTTATTTCCTCTAATAACATCAAACGTTTCTGAACCTTCATACCAAATATCCGGTGCTGAATCAAGTGGCTCACTTTCAAAAACACAAGTATTCTCTGCTCTAAAAACAGTAATACAAACTTTTAAAGATGACCTTCTTTTCTTTGTGCTACCACAGGCTCTTGTACCTCTTGTTTGAAAAAACAATTGATTTGTAGTTGGGTTTCTATAAAACCCAAAATATACTGTACATAAATCTTGAGGAAGACTTCCTGTAGTTGTACCTACATAATCTGTATCAAAATCACAACCACTTCCCGGATTACCAATACTACTAACACCAAGTGCTAATACATCTTTTATATTATCTCCTTCAAACCATTCTTGAAAATTATCATAATCTTGAGAGGCAACTGCAGTTTTTTCTAAGTTCCATCTTCTACCCTCACATTTATTACCCGAACCTCTTCTTTTAACCTCTATTTCAAAAGTGATTCTTGAGTTTGCAGGAATCGTGTAATCTGTTTGTGTAGAACCGGGAATGTTGGGGTCCGGTTGAGGTAAACTTACTGTATAATTAACTTGTGGGTAACTTCCTGAACTCTTTCTCGTAGAACTTTTACAACCATAATCTATAATAGCATTCTCTCCCTGTTGAACCGAAAAAGAATTAGCTTTAATCTTCATATAAGTTCCTGAAGGAATAGGAAGATTAGTAGTTGGGTCTGCCTCAGATGCTACTTCTATAAAATCTTTTTGCTTAGCATCTTTTTCAAGAACAGTAGCAAAAACACATCCCGAAGTTGCACCATCAACATCTCTCTTTACAATTAATCTTTGACCCTCTGTAATCTTTTGAGAGTTCTCTCCTTGAAGTAAAAAGTAAGTTTGACTGTCTTGTGGGTCAGTAAAGAATATACTTGAATAAATTGTTTCGTATGTTTCTCTATCAGGTTTTATAGCAAACTTATAATTTGTTGCCCAAAACGGAGCAATTTGTGTTGTTGGTATATTAATAAATATACTGTTAGCGGTATCAGAGTCGTCACAAGAAAAATGAGTTGTATTATATTGGCTAACTAATGCAGGGGTTGAACGATTAAACTCATCCATATAAATAATACCAACCTCATATCCTCTGTTACTATGTAGGCTTTCTCCCGAACCTAATTTATTATACAAAAGTTCTACGTCAACTGCTTTAAAATATTCAGTTGTTATACTTGTAGGTGCTACAATATCAGGTGAAGCATATTGAGCAGCAGGAAATCTAAATTTAACAATATTAGAACCCGGATTCACATCAAGCTGAATTGCTTGTTCTATTACACTTATACCACTTTGATATATTAACTCTGTTCCATCTAAATCGGGTTTAAATAATCTGTTGAAAGCATCAGTCATTGTGCTACCATCATCTCGGGTAGCCATAGGTTGAATATTACCACCGGGTAATGAAGTACCTAATTGACCTAATGTAATACTACTTATTCCCCATTCATACACACTTGCATAATCTTGTTGTAACAAGAACGTATATTGAAATAGTAGTTCTTCATTTGTTTCAACAGGTGTTGTTCCACCACTAAAGGATGCGTGTTCAAATGTACATAACACTGTTATTGTAGCACCCTCTACTAAATCAACTCCTTGAAAATCATATTCTAAACCTGCATCGTTAATTGTTTGAGAACCATCTATTGTATAGTTAACGTTAAACGAATCTCCCTCAACATCTGTGTCATCAAAAGATTCTCGAACCGCTTCGGTTGTATAGTCAAGTCTAACAGGATTACCATCATTGGTAATCATATCATATCCTTCAACATAGTTACCATACATAATTCTATTACCCATCAAAGTCTGTGCTTTGGCAAGTAAAGGAACGTTGTCATAAAGTCTTAATACCTCAGCTTCAGGTAATATTGTAAAAATTTTACTATTAGTAAAAGAATATGTTACATCCTGAAAGTCTGAATAGCCTTGGTCGTTTTTATTAAGTTTTTCAATAATTTTTATTACAGGACTATTCGCTTCTTTAAACAAAAGGTCAACTCCTTTTACTAAAGGTCCACCCGTATTAAACGTAACTAAAGCCGTGTTATAAATATTAACCACACCTTCATTAAGATAACTTTCACCGGAGAACATAAAAGGACCCGGATTAAAAGCAGGTGGTGTAAATTGTGATGTTGCTGAATACTCATCATCATCATATTTATATCTATACCCAAAACAAATAAACCTTTCTTCTAAAAAGTTTTCTTGACTACCCGTTTGCAACAAGAGAATATCAGGTGCATTAGTAGGGGGTTTTTTAATTACTAATATGTCTTCTGCAGGAAATCCATCTACCCCACTTGCATCAGGGTTTGCATAATTTTTTTGTACATTTATCTTTCTTGGAGGATTATAATTATCTGTAAAAAATAACAAGTTTTCTACCTTGTCAACTCCTGTAAATAAATAATCATCATTAAAGTTTAATGTAGTATCTACACCACCACCATCGTCTTTACTAATAACGTGGTATACAACTATATTATTATTTGAATTCCAAGAAACTATTAAGTCCAACTTACCTGTGTTGCTATCAGTAAACGCAGGGTCGTGTATCATCCAATAAATGGTTTCAAAAGCACCATCTTCAAAAGCACCTATACATTTGGCTTGAGCAGATAACGCAACACCATCAACTTGAATATTGGTTATTAACAGATTACCCTTTGAGTTTTCTATAACCCCTATTTCAGCACCTTCCGTTGAACCCATACGAACATTTAATGCATCAATGTACTCCCCGTTTGGAACGAGTCGCTCATCAACCATTTTGTTCATTTTACCTTGGGTAAAGTTTCTTGTTATATTCGCCATATTATTTTAGCCACTTATCTCTACCCCTTAAGTTTTGTAATAGTCTTCCGGGATGTATGTTACTAATTCTAATTTTTGCATTTCTTAAAAGTGCAGCTTTACGCTTTCTCTTTCTTGCAACAATATATTCTTGAGTATTAAGTTTAGTGCTAAGTATTGCAAACTCAATGTATGCATAAATAAACTCTTCAAATAATTTATTCACTGTAACTAAACTGTCATCACCATTCTCCATACCATCAGAAACATATTCAAGAACACATAACTCACCTGCCATACCTGAACTGAAATTAATTACACCTGCTTTTGGGTTAATTTTAAAAGTAGGATTAGCGTTTGCAGTCTCTGTATTTAAACCATAACGAGCACCAATTCCATATTCAAAGTACCAAGCACCATCCACACAATGACCTGCTTTTCCATAATACTCTGAGTTTTGATTTAAGTATATGCTTTGTTTAGTTCCTTTTATTCTGTCGTAATCTAAATCCGAATATTGTGGAGACAAAGCGTTACCGTCTAAGTCAAACAATATCCTACATTCATTATCCTGTAGATAAGCACCGGACCAATTAGTCTGAATGTTTTCTGTTAAAGGCATTAACAACCCATCTCTATACAAAGAGATTCTCACCCAATTAACGTAGTCTGATGGAAGAACATATCTTAATGTGTCACAGACACTTAGTTCTAATATTTTTATTTCTTTAAATGCATCGTAGTTTAATTCTTGAATTGCTCTTTTTGCGTGAAACAAAACTTTAAACCTTTCTTCGTTGTTTACCAAGTTATGATTCCCTGCATACATTAACATAAAATTGTTAACTATATCTTCAAGAGAGACATATTGATATGAACCCCAATTTGCATTTTCAGGAGGTAGTCCCCCATTTTCATAATACTGATATTGTGATATATAACTCATAATTATTTCTCTTCTTGGTTATTGGCTTGTTCTTCAGCCTGAGCGAATTGAACTGCACCTATTTCTCTTATAGACATACCTGCATATTGCAGTATTTTATTTATTAAATTAACCTCATCATCGTTTGGTAATTCAAAATCCTGATAATCAGAAGCACTCTCATCAAACGAAGGTTCTCCATTAATCAATGTAACGTATGTCCAATTTGGTGTATAAGGGAACCTTATGTATTGACATACAACTTGACCCGGGTTACTTATGGTATAAGGGAACATATCGCCCACCAATGCCTCTTGCGTATAAGCAGGGTATGTTAGGTTAGGAGATGTAAGAATAGAGTTGTTAAGCATAGTTATTTTACTATGTGTAACTTTCTCTGCTTCTTTTACAGTTCTTCCTTTATAAACAGTATACTGAAGAGGAAAAGTGTTTACTACATTTGGAGCAACAGTAAGTTCTGTTCCCGTTGTGTTTATTGCAGTTACAACTAAATTGTAAGCAACGTTTCCTATTTCTACACCAACTATATCTCCTATCTCTACACCATCTGCATTAAAGTCTGCCGATGCATCTACTATTTTATTTTGACCACCAACATTACTTGTAGTGGTTCCACTTACAACTACCTTGTTGTTAATAAGCATTTTATTAATTAGGTAGTAATCATTATTAGTGGTCAATAGAGATGGTAAAAAATACCCATTAGTCTTTACAACACTTTGAGTTAAAGGTAGAGTTTCAGAAAATGTATCAATAACCTCCTCTAATCCTTTGGTAATATCAGCATAACCCGTACCTGATTTACGAGCATTCTCTTTGTTAATCTGATAGTTGTAAGAATAAAAATAATCTTCAAATAAATCTAACTGTGCTTGTTTTGCAAATAAGTTAAAATCCGATGGGGATATATATCCGTAGTTATTCTTATTCAGTACCGACATTACTGTTTGTCTAACTGAATTTATCATCTGTCATTCTTTTCTACAAAGATAATGAAAAAAAAAGAGGAGTCAGAAAACTGACCCCTCTCTTAGAATAAGTGATTATTAATACTAATCCAATAATCCCTCTAAGTGTTTTAATGCTTCTAAGCCATCATCACTTTGTAAAAATGAACCTGCCATATCTTCAGCCTCTGCTCCAAACGGAACATTTAACATCTTAGTTTTATTAGTTGGTGTATTGTACCAAACTTCTTTACCACTCTTTCGAGTTGTTAGTAAACCTTGGTCAAATAATCTTTGTATAGTTCCCTGAAATTTCAAATCAGGGTCATTGATAACCTCTAAGAAATCAGAAGGATTATTTCTTGCGAATACTAATACATCTCTTTTTAGTTCAGCAGTTGATAGTTTAGAGGTATCAGTGCCAAACAATACTCTACATACATTTTCAAGTTGCTCAATAGATAGTTTCTTAGCTTCACTTAAAGCATCTGCTTCCACCATAAGGTCTTCAACCTCTTGTGCTGCATCTTTAGCTTTGTCCATTTCAACAAATTTCTTACCGTTTAAAGGATGGTAATGAAGAAATTCTTGTAAAACTTGATTCTCCTTAGCAACGTGCAAAAACCCATCTTCAAAAATAATAGGTTCTAACAATGCATTATTATCTTGTTCATCTACAAAACAAGACTTTTGGTTCCTCGCATAACGAAGTTCCCTGTTGGTTCCTGTGTTGTCATCAAAATGTAATAGTGAAAATCTTTTTGAATGTCTAACCGGCAGCATAAAAGATAAAGGTGCTCGGTTTCTTGTAAGCTTGTAACTCTTAGATACAAATTGCTTGTTTGTTTTTTTTGCCATTATTATAAAATTTAATTAAAGTTTAAAAAAAGGGAGAGTGTCTTCAAAGACACTCCCCCAATATAATCATCTTAGTCTTGGAATAAGAAGAAGTTGTTAGCACCTAAAGTACATACTGCTCTTTCAGATAAGAAGTGAACCTCCATAGCATCTAAGCTTGAAGTTTCTGCTCCACCTGCAGAACCTGTAATCCAAGTCTTGTAACGTCTGTCTTCAGTTTCAGAAGCTCTATATCTAACGTGCAAGAATGGTCTCTTAGCGTTTTTACCTAACACTTGGTCGTATACTGAAGTAGAACCTGCAGGAACTAAAAGTCCGTTAACTCTACCTGAGCCACCAACACCTGCCGGTCCTGATGCTAAACCACCTCTCATAGTTGGGTCGTTTAGATATTTCCAATCAGACTTGTAGAAGTCATATCCTCTTCTGAATCCTGTGAATCCTAAATTCAATGCCATTTCTTTTTCATTGTCAAATAGACCGTAAGAAACACCACCTGCTGCATTAGAAGATTGCTCAGAAAGCATATCGTCAATGTCGAAAGAGAAATCTCTATCTACAAATACTACGTTTTCTTCGATTGCTCCTTGCTTGTCAAGTCTTGAAATAACTGTATCCCACTCAGGAAGAGTAGTTGGGTTTCCACCACCCCATACGTTACCTCTATTCTCTACAACATAGAAGATACCTTCAGAACCTTTGTTACCTACATCTTCAGCACCTACAACTGCTTGAGTTGCAACACCACCTGCTGCATCAGCAGGAACTGCTTCAATCATAGAAGTTTCCAAGTAGTCATCAAATCTAAGTCTTGTTTCGTGCTCAGACTTCAAATACCATAGGTATCCGTTTGCTCCGTTTTCAGTTGTAATTTCTACCCAACCGATTTGAGCCATATCTGAACCTGATACTGCATACTTATCTTTAATGATAATTGGAGAGTTCTCGAAGATAAAGTCATCAGCCTCAAGAGAACCTTTCATTCCGTGAGTACCTTTTTTAAATTCAGAACCGTAAATGAATACAGTAAACTTCGCATTTGCACCTGCAACAGGAAGACCTGTATCAGGGTAAGTTGCAACCTTGAAAGTTTGTGCTGCGTAATCTACTTCAGTTACAATACATTTAACTGAACCACCACCTGCATTGTCACTAACCATTACGGTTTGTCCAATACGAATAGCAATACTGTTACTTGCACTGAAAGCAGGATTACCTGCATCATTCACTGTTAATGTAAACTCAATATCTCCTGCAAGTGCAGCAGTAGTACAGTCTACATATTTAGTGTGAAGTCTTCCTTGTTCTGCCCATTTGATAAGGTCAGAGTTAGAAGGCATTTCTGCTCCTACCATTCTAAGGAATGAGGAGATTGTTCTATTACCATATCTTTCGAATTCCTTTTCATAAGTATCAGGAAGATACTGATTCAAGAAATCAAAATTAGTAATGTAGTTTGACTTAAGCGGTACTCTTTGAGCACTTGGTTGTAAGTCAAAACCGGGAGTTGCTTGTACACTCATAATTTTACTTTTTTTTTTAAACGTTATTTATTTCTATTCCTAATCTTTAAGCCACGACCCGAGTCATTACTTAAAGATTTTATTTGCATCCCTCCTTTTGATGTTACTTCAGGAGCACTACGAGTCGTCATATTTACATTTTTTAACTTCTTCATAGTGTCTTCAGCAGCAGCAGATTTACCTTGTTCATAAAAGAACTTAGCAAATTTGTCGGGGTGCATCGCCATCGCTAATGACCTGTGATAACCACTTGCATCATTCATTAACCCATTGTCATCTAAAAACTTTTTTATAAAGTTAGAAGGGTCCATTTGGGTCTTCTTGATTTCAGCAGCATCACCGGGAGAAAAATAAACTTTATTGTCGTCTAACGTAAACTCAAAACCTTTGAACTCACTAAACACATTGTCAGTCTTCTTCGTGAACATATCTCTTTTTAAAGCATTCTGTTCATTAACTGTCTTCGCTTCAGCTATATATTGTTTATATGCCTTGTAGTCTTCGTTTTCCGCTTCAGGATTATCACTCCTTCTCGACTCGAGAGGAACTTTATATGTTTCCTGTTGCTTCTCAAAAAACTCTTTGGCTTTCGCAATAGTCTTTTTCTTTGCTAATTTTATTTTCTTAATGGATTTTTCATCATCTATATCTTCATCATAATGATAATCTTCCATTAAGTCTTCAATATCTTCTGCATCCAAACCTTTTTCTGTTGCAGATAAATATTCTCTTAGCAAGTTATCAGGTTCCATTTCATCGTAATTCTTTTGCAATTTTGCAAAGTCATCGAATCCACGACCTGTATCTTTTTTGTACTGTAGATATTTAGAAACATCCTCAGGTAGAGGCTCTTCCTCTCTCTGTTGATTGAGTTCGTCAATAGACTTAAACTCTTTCCCATATCTATTACCAATAAATTTAAGAACATCTTCCTCTGTTAACTCTGAGGATTGAGTTTTAATTTCTTCTTTTGCTTTAGGCTCCTCAGCCTTAGGCTCTTCTTTTGAAACTACTTCTTCCTTAACGCTTACCGGTTCAGGTGTTTGAGTAGCTTCAGTATTTTGTTGTGCTTCGTGTTTATCTAACAACTCTTGCTCAACTTGTTGTACAGACTTTTCTTCATTGCCGTCAACTGCTCTTACTTTTATTTCCATATTTAATTGAATTTAATTTTATACAAAGTTACACAAAAATTATTATAGTTTTAGACGATTACCTTGGGTTAAATTCTGCAAGGTCAAACCCATCTAAACTATCCTCGTTTGATTCAAAGTTAATCGGAGGTAAATTATTTTTACGTTGGTTAATCATTTTAGATTGTTCTGTATTAGCTTGAGAAATTCTTTTTGCTTTTGCATCTTCTCTTTGAGTCTCTCTGCTTTGTAGTAATTCTGCATCTGCATTTCTTAATTGCATATTTAAGTCAAACTCTTGTTGCATTAATTGAGATTTCAATTCAGCTTCAGCTTTTAGCTTCTCTATTTCAAAAGCAATGTCGGCTTGTCTAAACTCCATTTTTGCTTTTGTCTCCATCTGCACTTTCATCTGTGCTGCCTGAACCGCCATCTCTTGAGACTTAAGTTGTTGTTGCGACTGCATAGCTTGTTTCTGCATAGCCATTTTTTCATCTCTCTCTTGCTTAGAAACCCTTTTCATTTTAAGAAGTTGGTTAGCAAGTTTAAGATTTTTTATCTCACGAATATCAATAGCATCTTCCAAATTAATATCACCTTTAGATAAAGCCATTTGGATATTTTGTTCCAATTGTTGTTTTTGTTCTTCATCCGGTGCTAATTCAATAAATATTCCGAAATCATATATATACAAATCATTTATATCATTTAATATAGAGACGTTGTATTTACCGATTTGGTTTATAAATTCTTCTTTAAAATCAGCGTATTGCAAAATGTCCGCTACTCTATATGTAGTTGCCTCAGCAAGACTACGATATATGTATAAGCTTCCATCTAAAATATGCCTTGTAGCTACGTTTGAATTTAGTGCAGCTAACTTTTGTAACCCAACCAAAGAGTTAGGGTCAGGTGTGCTTCCATCTCTTGCTTCGTTTAACCCCGTTACTAATCTAATTTGATTTAGATAATGATTGTAGTTACTTAAAAGCATTTGAGTTTTTGATGCACCTGAAGATGATTGTAACTCTTTTATAGGAGTTCTTGCTTGATTAAAGTCTCCTTCCTGAGTATAGCTTCTACCAATAACAGAACCTGTTTGAAAATATAACCTTAAAGCATCCTCGGGATTATAAGCATTTCCTGTACCAAGGTCTACTTCATTCAATCCATCAGCATCAATAAACACACCATCAGGCACAACTCTCGCTATAACCTGTTGTAGTTTTAAATGTGTAATCTGAATTAAATCAGCGAAAGGTATCATTCTTCTTACTAAAGATTCAATAACACCTTTATACATTCTTGGTGCAACTGCTACATAATTTGGTATAGCGTGTTGAGTAGCTGATTGAGGTCTAACCATATTTTCCATCAAGTCCCACTTGAGAATAATATTAGTACCCATAACCATTACTCCTTCATACCATACGTCAACTGTTTTTTGAACCTTTTCAAAGTTTCCTTCTTCCTGCATTTCAATAGGTGGATTAAAAGTGTCATCCTTCTCCACCATAGTTACATTACCATTATCTTTTACTTTTCTTTTATAAGTAACTTTTTTAGTAGACTTATAATTAAAGTACATTAACGTAGCAGTGTCTTTATAGAAAATATCATTTTGATAATATTGTGCTACATTAAAATAATCAAACCAACTTTGTGCATATGAAGATATTTCTTCTAAGTCGTTGTTAGTTAGAGTTGGGTCAATTTTAATTAACTCAGTAATTGGTACTGTTTTAATTTCTCCCCAATAGAAACAATCTTTAAAATGTGGGTCTTCTGTATAGCTATAGACAACATTAGCAGGGTCAACATATTTAAGTCTAACCCCATCACCGGGTAAAAATTCGTGCTTTGCTACTGAAACACCTAAAACAGTTAAATCATAATCTAACTGCTTTCTTATATCATTATATTTATTGCTTTCAAATATTGTTGAAATTGCCTCTTCCTCTGCTATTTCAATTGCAGGTTTATAGTTCAACTGCATATATAACTTTAACTCATCATCAGTTTGAGGAAGTTCATCCGGTTCCATAGTAAAAGGATTAACACCGGTTTTCTTTTGTATAGTTTCAAGCATTGGTTTAGCTACCATTTGCCCTTCAATCATTTGCTGATACTTACTTCTTTTGGATTGAGACAGTGCATCTTGTGCGTAAGCCTTAACGCTAAATTCTCTATCTTGCATACCGTTAACTACGATATCTACAAACTTAGGTAATACAGGAACGGGGGTCCAATCTAAATTTAGATAAGACAAATCTCCGTCAACTGCTAATTCGTTTTTATATTTTCCTGTACCCTGTTCTCCTCTTGCGTACAATCTTAGTCTATTGAAGTCTCTCCACTGACTAAAGTATCTGCAACCACTACCGTCTTTTTTAAACCATTCGTATTGAATAGCCTGTCCTATTTGTAATCCAAATTCATCAGTAGCTTTCTCTGAATCAGATACAAATTGACTTGGAAATCCGGCAGATGATATATTTATGTTTACTTTTTTCATCTAATAATTTCGCTATATTTGCCCTTGTTACTATACCTTGCAAAGTTAACCTTTATTTTTGAAACTTTTTTCTCAGGTAAATAAAGGTGTTTCTGTGTTGCCATAATTGCTAAGCCTGAACTAATAGAAGCATCATACTTAGTTCTATTGCTAATATCAAACTTTGCCCAATCTTCTAAAGTTCTTGAAAAAACCATATCCCCAACTTCCATATCATCTTTAAAACCTATATTAGTTTCAATGTAAGATTCAATTGCAGAAGCGTGTGCTTGTTTTACTGCCTCACTTGAGTTAGGTATTCCACCCAACTCTCTTTCAGTTTTTGATAATTTGGTATATGCCTTATCAGGTCTGTTCATACAAAACCCTCTATACCCTCTGTTTTTAAAATGATATAATAATCGAGGTTTATTGTTTTCTATTAATATAGGCATACCATAAAACACACAAGCCATCAAAACATCTTCAAAAAATATTTCTGCAGTTTGTGGTCTTGCTATGTATTCTAAGAAAAATTCATTACTTGGTGCTTCAGCCATACTAAACATAGTCTTTCCGTGCAGTGCTCCATTAGAGCCACCGCCACCAACTACACCTGATATGTCATAGCTATCACAACCAAATGCACCTATGTGTTCATTACCGGGATACTTAACACCTCTTCTTATATCAACCCTGTTTTGTAAAGACTTATTAGGAGTCCAAGAAACTAAAAACCTTCCTCTATTGTTTGGAGAAAATATTACCTCAGTATCTTTAACTCCATTCTTCCAACTCAAAGACCCTCTCGTAATATGATGGTCAATAATTAATGAATCATTGTAATCTATTTGCTGATATATTTTAGTTAGATTAAAAAGAGACTGTTTACTTTCATCTCTAAATGCGTGGGACTCGGTTCTTGGAAATTGTCTGTAATATTCATTTAATGCATCAGGGTCATTTTTTAAAGACTCAACTTCGTTTTTCCAATAATCAATTGCTCCTTGATGTATTAATTCATTATCTATTCCAACAACAGGTTTTTCCGGTGTATCAAAAACAGGCATACCATACCTGTCTATAAACCCTTCCATATTCCATTCCATAGGGATGAAAAGTGAATACATACCACTTTTAGTTTGACCATTGGCATTTCGTTTTCCCACATCAGAATCTGTGTATAGTTTTTTAAAATTATCACCACCCTTTTCAAGTGCATTTGATGTAGACCCCATCATACATTTTCCTATAATTTTACTACCTAACCTTAAACAAGTTTTGGTAACTCTCCAATTATTTAAAATGTTATTAGGCTTTATCCATTTACCACTTTCATCGTGAACTAATAATAATAATTTTTCACCATCATAACTGTTGTCATCTGTATTCTTCCAATCTATAGTGGTGTCTAATCCATACAACTCATCATTAGTTGTATCGTACATATTTTTCTTTGTAATCTTTGCTGCAGGAATTCTAAAAGCCAACTCTGTTTTTGGCTTATCCATACCATCCATAATAGGTTTAAAGAAAAACGGTAGCCTACTATTTATAGGAACTACCTTATCTGTAAACATTTTTTTAGCATCAGAACCTGTCTTAGATAAGATACCTACTCTTGAATCTTTTGCAAGTGTTCCTGTATTAACACATTCAGATGATGACATAAAAGAAAAGCCTGAACGTCTTATCTTTAAGTATATCATTCCAAAACTCCTTGTGTCTGCCTTTGATGCTTCCCAATAAAGAAACAATATTCTATTAGCTTCTCTAAAGTCCGGATACCCCACATCTATACTTGTCCATTGCAAATACATATAATGTGCTCCGGTTATGTATGTTGGTTTACCATTAGACATAAACCATAAACCTTGTTCTCTTCTGTCAAACTCTTCCTCAATATAATCTACCCATCTGTCTTTAAATTCAGATGACATTTCATTCCACTGAAATATAGATTGTATTTTATTTAATGGCTTAGGAAGGTCTTCTCTTTCCCAATATTGTTCTTCAGGATTTTTGTGTCTTTGAAGACACTTTTTTGGTTCTAATGGTAACGCTATCTTTAATCCACTTATACTAATAACCTCACCAATCTGACCTGTCTTAGAAATAACTACAAACTCATACTTAGTGTCATACCCATATTTCCACGTTTTAGCCTTGTTCTTAGACTTTAAAACGTTTTTTGGTACAACACCATTAAGGGTTATAAATAAGTTATTTAGACCTTCTTTCTGCAAATCCTTGTTTTGTATCAGTTTTACTTGCTCCTTTTTCTAATGAATCTATTGCATCCTTTTCAGCTTCTATACGATTAAGTATTTCAAAAGCATCAAAGATTGCTAATTTTTTAGTAGCTGCTGCATTCTTTAACCTATCAGCAGAAAGGTCATCCTCAGGGTCGTGTTTAATAATCGCTTCCTTCGCTACCTTTATCAGTTGTTCCACTGCCCTGTGACCTGCTTCTATTATTTTTAATTTTATTTCTTTTGATTTCATTTTTAAATCTTTTAGATTTTCTAATTGGAATCGGTGAACCATCGTGTTCATTCCACTCGTCTTCCCAATAAATATACTTACTCATAATATT